ATAATAACTTACCAGAGTCAGTTAGAAACATAACATCAGATACTCTAAGCGGTGTTATTTCAGGAAAAGACCCCGAAGAAGCTCTTATAGGTTCTATCAAAGGAGAGGTAGCTAGTATTGCTGTAGATGATGTGGTTGAAGGTCTTGAGATAGATAAAGATAAACTTGGTGCTGACCTTAAAGAATCTTTAGGTATTGACCCTGACTATGAACTTCCTGAGTGGGGACAAAACATTGTAGACGATACAGTAAATGCTTGGGTTAAAGGTGACTCTGCTGAGGATGCTTTAACTTCTTCTGCTGAAAGTGAACTTAAAGATTACGTAGGTGATGTAGTTGAAGATGGTTTAAAAGCAGGGGCAGACTATGTTGCCGATTTACTTCCAGACACAGATATTAATATTGACATTGATACTCCTGAGCCTATTGAAGCAATAGGTGATGCTATTGTAGCGGGTGGTAAAGTTGTTGGTGATGTAGCAGGAGAGATTCTTGAACCTGTAGAAACTTTAGTAGAAGCAGGTGCTGATGCTGTTGAACCCTTAGTTGATTTAGCAGATGAAGGTCTTGACTACGTTGGAGAAGAATACGTTGACCCTACTTTACAAGCAATAGATGAATCACTACCTCACGGAGAAACACCAGAAGGACCTGACATAGAAGGACCTGATGGACCAGATTTACCTGATTTAGATTTAGATTTAAATTTACAATTTGGTAGAAGAAAGAAATCACAAATAGCAAGTTTGTTTGATAAAGAATTAACTAGTCAAATATATCAAACTCCTATTGAACAATATAAACCCGCATTCGATGAAGACCAAATACAGGGAATGTTACAACAGAGATATAGAGGATAAGCAATGACTTATTTAGATTTAGTAAATAGTGTACTTCGCAGAATGCGAGAAAACGAAGTAAGCAGTGTTGATAGTAATGCTTATTCAAAACTAATTGGAGAGTTTGTCAACGACAGTAAAACCTATGTTGAAAATGCTTGGGACTGGTCAGCCCTTCGTAAAACAATTACTGTTACTACTGTTGACGATGTAATCAGCTACGAGTTGACAGGTACTAATAATTCCTTCAGCGTCCTTGATGTTATTAACGACACATCTAATGTGTTCATGCGTAACCAAAGTTCTACTTGGATGAACAACGCATACTTAGTAGCTGACCCTGTTAAAGGTTCTCCTGATTTCTTTTCATATAACGGTGTAAGTGACACAGGTGAAAGTATTGTAGACTTATATCCTAAGCCTGACAAGGCGTACACGTTACGGTTTAACATTGTAGATAGACCAGACAGAATGACTTCAGATACTGAGAGACTGCTAGTACCTAGTGCTCCTGTCATACAGTTTGCTACTGCATTTGCATCAAGAGAGCGTGGAGAACAAGGTGGAACTTCTTCAGCAGAACTTTCAAGTGTAGCACAAACAACACTGGCTGACGCTATTGCTATGGATGCGTCACGTTTCCCACATGAAACTATCTGGACGGACTGCTAATGGCACAACAACTTCAGAACATAACCGTCAGAGCCCCAGGATTTGCGGGTATAAACACGCAAGATTCACCCATAGGGTTAGACACCTCTTTTGCTAGAGAGGCTGACAACTGCATTATAGACCAATTTGGGCGTGTTGGTGCACGTAACGGTACTGTTAATTTTGTATTGCAGACAGCTACATATACTGGGGACGGAACTGGAACAGACTTTGCCTATCCTTCGCACATTGCTTCTGCTTCTGATTTAACTGTAACAGTTGACGGTGAAGCGACCACAGACTTTACTGTAAGTGCTACAGGAAACACAGGTAACGTAGTGTTTACTACCGCACCTGCCAACGATGCTGTTATTGTAATAACTACTGCTGTAAAAAATACTGACTTTGTTTTTGAAGCTACAGACAAGGACGGCAACCTTTCTGTTGTTACTTCTGATTCTAATGGTTTATACAAAATAGATACAGGGTATGACAAGCAAGGCACTATTCAAGGTGGTAACTGGAAGGCTGTAAACTTTAACGACAAAACATATTTGTTTAAAAGAGGTCAAGACCCTTTAGAGTATGACATATCAACAGGGACGTTTACTCCAATGCAAACTACAGGTGTCCCTAAGGCTAACGAGGCTATAGCTGCTTATGGACGCTTATGGGCTGTAGACACTGACGATAACAATACAGTAGTATACTGGTCAGATTTGTTAATCGGTACTGACTGGAACTCAGGTACAGCAGGATACGTTGACTTAACTACTGTGTTTCCTAACGGTCACGATGAAGTAGTAGCACTTGCGGCACACAATGACTTCTTGTTTATACTATGTAAGAAATCTATTATTATATACAAAGGTGCGGCTAGTCCTGCTACTATGTCTTTGCAAGATACTATTGTAGGCGTAGGATGTACCGCACGAGATTCAGTTCAGAACACAGGTACTGACGTAATCTTTTTGTCTGACACGGGTGTTCGCTCATTAGGTAGAGTAGTACAGCAAAAGTCTTTACCTATGCGTGACATCAGTAAGAATGTACGCAACGATTTAATCAACGATGTTATCGGTCATGCTAGTAACATATCATCAGTGTACTCTGCGAAGAATGCTTTTTACTTGTTGTTCCTTCCTGAGTTAAACAAGACGTACTGCTTTGATATGAGAAGTGCTTTAGAAAACGGAGCACACAGAGTTACTACTTGGTCTGGTCTTAAGATTAAAGACGGGTTTGTTCGTAGAAACGAAGACTTGTTGTTGGCTACAGACAAAGGCTTGTTTAAGTACAGCGGGTTTTTAGACAACGGTGAAGAATATAACTTAAGATACTTTACTAACCCTATGGACTTTGGTTCTGCTTCTAATTTAAAATTCTTAAAGAAGTTTAACTTGGTTGTTATCGGAGATGCTTCAGCACAGACAACACTAAACTGGGGTTACGACTACAGCAGAAACTATAACATCTCTGTATTCCAAAGTGATGTGTCACAGTCACCTGTTGCTGAATACACAGCTACTGGAGATACAGAAGTATTTGAATACGTTGAGTCAGAATACGGAATCTATAGACATACATACACCCACAGTAAATGCTAATGGTAGCGGTACAGTAGTTACTGTAGGTATTGAATCAATAATTAACGATGCTTCATATTCCATACAACAAATGGATATACACGCTTTAACTGGGAGACTTATCTAAATGAGCGATTATAGTGTACAAGCTAACTGGAGTGAGAAAGACGCTCTTCCTTCAGGTGATGCTAATAAAAGAGTTAGAGCGTCAGAACACGCAACGGAATATGCGGCTATTGCGTCAGCCATTGCTAGTAAAGCAGACAGTACAGATGTAACTGACAAAGCATTACAGTCCGATTTAACTGCTTTAGATACAACTGTTGACGGTATTCTTGCGAACTATGCAACAACTAACACAAGCCAAAACATAACAGCCGCTAAGTATTTTCAAGATAGCGTCTCTTTGAATCTTGGTAACTCAAGTGATTTACAGATTTACCATGATGGTTCAAACAGTTTTATTAAACAAGCGGGTACTGGAATACTAAAGTTTCAAACTGACGACTCAAGTTCTTTTGGTACTATTTTTAAGATAGAAAATACTAACACTACAAACAACCAAGCAGGGGCGTTTATTAGTTTTAATACTCCTAATACAACAACAGAGTTAAAGTTTGGAAGCACAGGGACAAACATTGGTTTAGTTTGGGGTAATAATCCTTCTCATTCTTTTGAAGAATACGGGTTACAGCTTAGACAAGGACCGTTAGTTGGCGGTCAGTCTGCTAAAATACTGATAGGTACAGGAGCACCTGAGGATAACGTAGGTGCAAGTGTTGGGTCATTGTACTTAAGAACAGACGGGGGTACAGGCTCAACCTTGTACGTTAAAGAAGCAGGTTCAACGGGCAACACTGGTTGGGTTGCGTTAGGAGGAGGAGAATAAAATGTCATCCCTTAAAACAGAAGATTATTTAGAAATAGCGGCAGACGCTACTG